ATAATAAAATCATTGCAGGGAATAAATCAACCGAGAATTATGGCGCACTCGGTGGGCAAGACGTGATTGTGGTCGAAAGTGACGGCAAACAACTAATTGCGGTTAAACGTACCGATATTGACTTAGATACACCACAAGGGCGGGAAATGGCTTTAGCTGATAATGCAACTGCAAAAGCTAACATTGTGTGGGCAGAAGATATTATAGCCGAAGAAATAGGGGTTGAGGTTGCTGAAAGTTGGGGTATTGACATGGGGAAAGAAATTCCCGAAGCCGAAGAAGATGATTTTGATACTACACCACCTGAAGAACCAATTACCGTTTTAGGCGACCTTTACGAGATTGGTGAGCACAGGTTGCTTTGTGGGGATTCTACGGATTCAGACCAAGTGGCAAAGTTGATGAATGGAGAAAAAGCGGATATGGTTTTTACTTCACCGCCTTATAATGGAAATACTGGTGCGGATAGAGATAATAAAAAAAATATGAAAGGTCTTTATTTAGATAATGAAACAGATAATAAAACAAGTGATGAGTACATTAAATTTAATGCAGATATTTTCAACACTATAAAAACAATTGCTTCTAAAGATTGTGTAATTCTTTACAATATAAATTATAATAGAAATTCACCAAGTGAGTATGTTGATGTGGTAAATGAAGGTAGAAATGTCTTTAATTTAGTTGAGACTATCGTTTGGGAAAAGCAATTAGCAATAAGTTTACAAGGCAATAATCTAACGCGAATTTATGAATTTATATTTGTTTTATTTAATGGTAATGATAAACCAAATATAAACAAAGGCTATACAGAATGTGAAAAAAATTTATGGAAAATTTCAAATATAGGTGCTAATAATGAAAATCATTCTGCGTGTTTTCCAATCAAATTAGTAGATAAAGCAATTAATCTTTATGGAAAAAATAATGCTATTTTATATGAACCATTTACTGGCAGCGGCTCAACAATGGTAGCATCGCACCAATTAAAACGCAAATGCTACGGAATGGAACTCGACCCGAAGTACTGTGATGTAATAGTAAATAGGATGCATAAGCTCGATCCATCTCTTGTTATAAAGAGAAACTGAGTGCCATACAATAACACTAATATAACAGCATAAAAACAGCAATATGGTAGGAAAACCTTTTCAGCCCTGACAATCTTGAAACCCAGCTTGAAGACCTGTATGAAGCAGAAGTGTCGAGACTCTTTTTCGTGATGCTATAGAAAAGATAGCAAAGGATAATCCTGATGTAAAGGATGTAGAGAGAGAGCTTATAGTAACTCTCCTCGCAAAGGCTAAGAAGTGAGATATGAGAGCATTAGAGATGTATCTCGACCGATTGTATGGAAAGCCGAAGCAGGTGATAGAATCAAAAACAGAACTCACTCTAGAGAACACAAAGGCAATCGATACACTAAACTCACTTTTGAATGCTAAAGATAACGGATAAAAACTTCCTTACGATTATAAAAGAACTTGACTCACTCACAGAATGAGAGAGAGTTCTTTTTTTCTCTGAGCAATCCCCTGATAAGTTCCTTCTATGGTGGTTCTACTACTATCATGAAGAGTTTATAACTCCTCTAGCTGAATTCCACTACGATTGGATAGAGTCATTGGTATCATGACGAGACGTATTTATAGAGTGATTCCGTGGAAGCATAAAGACTTCGATAACTCTCGCTGTTGTATGTTACTTTATCACACTCAAGAAGTATCGCTTTATAGTATGGCAATCATATGAGTCTACAAGCTCGACCCGTAACACTACTCAGATAGCCCTTAAGCTAATGAATAAGAAGCTAGAGCGAGATTATGGCGTACTATTCTCACTGAAAGGAGGAAACGAAGACCTAGAGAAAAAGAGTGTCGGTGAGTTCGATACTCGCAATGGCATCAAGGTACTCTCTGCCTCTCTCGGAGAGAAGATACGAGGTGCTATATCTAAGAACACGAGACCTGAGCTATTGATTCTCGACGATATAGACGTCACTGACTCGGTAAAGAATCCAGACATTATCCAAAAGAACTATGATAAGATAACAAGCGAGACATTCGGTGCGATGAGTAAGACGAACGCTAAGATTATCTTTCTCGGGAATACTATCAATCAGGATTGAGTCGTGCCACGATTCAGAAAAGAGAAGAAAGGAATATGGGATGTATACCATCAACCATTGATAGTCGAATGATTGATTCAATGGGAGTTCTTCACACAAGAGATGATAAACGGGATAATTGATAAAGAGTGAGAAAGGGCATACAATCAGAACTATCTTCTAAAGCCTATAGACATATATGCAGGTGGACTCATAAAGCAAGAGGATCTACGCTACTATGATCATGTTTCTCTTGATGACTTCACAGAAGTATATATCCATGCTGACACTACTCATACATGAAAGACAACAAGTGATTACTTTGCTTGCGGAGTAATCGGAATGAGTAATAAAGACAAGAACTTTTACTTGCTAGATTTTATACTAGAAAAGATGGATGTAGAGAAGCAGGCTAGATCATGTATATCTCTTTACTCCAAGTATGATACAAAAGTTAAGAAGATGACATATGATGAGAAGAGTAATCAATGATTCGGGTTTTGGATAAAGAAGCTTGCAAAGGAAGAGTACAATATATCGCTTCCTATCCAAGATTTAAAATATCCAAATGATAAGGTGACACACTTCGAGCCACACGTACCACACTTCAAAGCAAACAGGGTATTCTTGCCAAAAAATCATAATAGAATAAATGTATTGACTGATCAGGTTCTAGCATTCCCCACAAAATGAGTCAATGATGATGCAATTGATATGATCAGTGGTTGTCTTGATAACTACAATATCAAGAAGAAAAAGGTTGAGTTCTTTACTATCTAATATATAAAATATGCTACTATTGGAATTGATAAAAAATGAATTCGGTAAGTATTGAGAGTTCAATATACGTGGGGCTTTTGACCCAACAGATGTAGATATGTTGAGAAAGTATATTGATAACAACATCTAGGCTATGAAACAATTTACATGAGCGTTCACTAGTAACTCAGAAAGAAATCGCGCAAAGCTATATAAATTATCATATATGGCTTTTATGCTTTATCTTGGTTATGCAAATAAATACAGAGTAAAGACATGAGATCTATGAACGTATGAAAGATGCAGAGAGGAATTATATAGACAACATTATTCAGATAAGAACCTATATGGAGTACAAAATAAGAAGAGAAGATATTTCCCAAAGGAGATAGATATAAAAAATCCAATACAAAACTCTGTAAACTTCGCATATTTTGTCCTAAAACAGAGATATAAGAAGATTATAAGTGATTATCTACCATAAGAACAAATATAATATATCCATGTGAATATTATCTTTCTTTCAACCTCAACAAACTAAAGAATCACCAAAGCTTGTAGGGGTACAATCATTCCAAGGTATATCAATAAGTGTTGACTACTCGTTGAGCACTTATTTTAAGATGTACGATAAGAATGCCTATATCCAGATGGTTATAGGAAAACTTACTAGTTATATTGTAAAGGACTGATTTACTGTAAAAAAATATAAGAAAGACCAAGAGAATTATCTTGATCCTCTTACTTTTGGTACGAATCCAACAGAATTCATCAAAAGACTAGAGAGAGACTTTGAGATTGCAGGAAATGCTTATGTCTACAAGGTCACTACAGAGAGTGGAGTATTCCAAGGTATACAGATACTCGATCCTCGATATGTAAAGCCTCTTGTGTCTCCTAAAGGTGAAATACTTGGATATGTACAGAATCTCAATGGTGTACGTTACTTTCTCCCAGATGAAGTCTACCATCTCAAGGGTGATACTGACATAGATAATGAAACACTTGGACGTTCAAAAATGAAAACACTACTTGTTGAACTCATGGCAGATGAGGAGGCAAGCCAAAGCAATCTTGCATTCTTCAAGAACAATCAAACACCATCATCTATAGTAATCATTGATTGAGACTATGACTTCGGAACTGATGCAGAAAAGGCGAAGTCTCTTGGAGAACTCAAGTCACTATTCAATACTGGAAAGTTTACAGGTGGTGCAAATCATCATCGATCAGCATTTGCACAAGGTATAAAAGAAATAGTAAAGGTACAGGATAAGATATCAGATATGGAGTTCCTAGAGCTTCGCAAGTTTACTCTCGACCTTGTATGTGGAGTATATGAAGTCCCAAAGGATATACTCGGATATACTGAGACTTCCAATCGCTCGGTTGGAGATACACAATCTCAGAACTTCGATGATGTTATCCAATCTAAGAAAGCAACAATCGCCGAGTTCCTTACTAAGATATTACAATCTTGTGTGGGCGCTGAATATTCATTTGAATTCAAGATAGACGAGCAGGCACAAGCCCTAGCGAATATCGAGAAAGCAGGAAAGGCATTCCAATCATGAATAGCAAAATTAAATGAGTCAAGAAAGTTTGCAAATCTCGAACCTGATATGGATAAGTGAGAAGAATATTATCAAGAGAAGCAGTTACCAGCGCCAGTAGAGCCAGTTAAACACAAAGTAATAAAGATTAAAAAGTAATGCATCTCTACAAAACACTTGCCTGATACTCTACTAATCCCCCATGAGAAATCGTGAGTGAGATAGAGGATGAGTAATCTACCAAATAACCAATTATAATACAACTATGTTCAATAATCTTGAATTCAAAACAAACTCGATACTTCGTAGAGATTCAATCTCTGATGAAACAGTCAAAAGTCGTGTACCTGAAGGTGCATTGTATTTTTCATGATATGTCTCTGACTGAGAAAAGAATCGAAACGGATATATTATCGAGGCTGACGCTTGGTTTGCAGATGGTGGATCTTTCGTAAATGATTTTCTTGCTACTGGTTCTATTCTATGGAATCATGATAGCGACAAGCCAATCGGTCGCCCTCTCTCATTCGCTAAAACCGAAGACAACAAAATATTCGTAACAGGATATGTATTCGATGATACAGCGAGTGAGGGTGCTATAGGTCGTGGTCTAGTTCTCGGACTCTCTACATGACACTATACGTATAACTCTATGATGCGAAACGATGCAGGAGTTAAAATCTCTATGGATGACTACTGGAAGCTCCCTATCGAAGAAGTCTTTTCTAATAATTGGACTGAGGTAGTAACCAATGCAGAAATAGCAGAGTTCTCTTTTGTATCAGTTCGATCAAATCGGGCAAGCACACTTACGACCAAGGTAGAGCAATACGCTCGGGTCAATAAAATCGACACTAAACAGGTGTACTCTTTAATTTCTAACAATTCTCAAACTATGACTATTGAAAACGTAGACACTCCTGAGGTTGTAGCCGAAGCACCTGCAGAGGTGGTAGAAGTCACACCAGAGGTAGTAGTAGAGGAAGCTCCAGTAGTAGAAGCTCCAGCAGATAACGCTCTTGCGGATTCAGTTGCAAAACTGACTTCACTTGTAGAAACTCTCTCCGCTGATGTCTCTGCTCTCAAGGCTAACTCAACAAGTCGAGAAACTCAACGAGCGAATCTTGCTAATGTAGTTACTACGGCATCCGTAGTAGATGCAAACGCAATCACTCATGAATCTTTCCTCGCAAAGTACCGTAAATAATTTATTCTTTTTCTTTCTAAAACATGGACAATAATGTTCTATACTCAGCGTTGGCACTTGCTCACGCGAAAAATAAGGGTGGTGAAATGCTCAATGACGTTTCCTCTCTTATCAAAAATGGTGGAGAAGCTCTCTCTGTAGACCAACTCCTCAATCTCTCTGTAAACCAGTTCCTCCGCACAAATGCGAATGAGACTATGACTACTCAAAAGGTAGGTTTTGGTAAAGAATTCGTAGAAGAGGTTGTTCTCTCTACAGAACTCATCGAACGTATGAAGGATTCTGATTCTCTCCTCTCTGATGTAGTTATCAAGCAGATGAGTGGGCGCAAGATTGACCTTCCAGTTCGTGGTGCACGTGTTCGCATGATTTCTACTACAGAATCAGCAGACAAGCCAACTGGTACAGCTCCAGCAGGACAGGCTAAAAAGGCAGGTACTGTAAAAATATCTCTTGAGGCTCACACTGTTGTGGTTACTATCTACTACTCTGACGAACTCCTTGAAGATTCAGTGATCGCAATGGCTCAGTATGTTATGGATGAAATCTATACAGCTTATGAGAACACTCTTCACGATCTTCTTATCAACGGTGATGTCGATACTGGTGCAACTACCAATATCAATATTATTGATGGTGATACTTCAGCTCTTCCTGACGGAAACAAGAACTCAATTCTTCTTGCTGATGGTCTTCGTAAGACAGCTATCTCTCGCTCTGCTACAGTTAATGCGTTAACAAACCTTGACCTTACACTTATCCGCTCAGCTCGTGCGCTCATGGGTCTCAAGGGTATGAATCCAAAGGATCTCGTTCTTGTAATGGACATGGGAACATACATGGATACTCTCAATCTCTCTGAGGTTGAAACTATCGAGAAGTTCGGAGGTTCGGCTACGGTAGTAAATGGAAAGATTGCATCTATTGATGGAATCACTATCAAGACTCGCGAAGAGCTTACTAAAGCTACTGCAACTGGTGAAATCTCTGCCACTCCTGCAAACAATGTACTTGGTCAAATCGTTCTCTTCCACAAGCCTTCAGTTATCGTAGGTATCCGCCGTGATCTTACTACTGAACTTTCTCGCTTCGCCGAAGAGCAGATGACAGGTGTAACAGGTTCTGCTCGTATCGGTCTCACAATCGACAACACTCAGAATACTCTCGCTCCTACAGAATCAGTTGTTCTTATCCGTAACATCTAATCTCTATGAAAATTTACGCAATGGAATTCACGAGTAACGTGGCAGTTGCAATAAATGGAAATAAGAGACAGAACTTCGAGGCAGGAGATAAGGTAATCGTCTCAAGGGGCGAATACCTTTCCCTCCTCCGTCTTGGTGCTACTCTTATCGCCGAAAAAGAACTCACTTACTCAGATATAAAATTCTCTAAAAAAGAGTCTACTCGAAAAGAAGAAAAGAAAGTAGAGATTGTTGAAGAAACTCTCGAAACTCCTGAACAGGCAGAACATAGAGAAGAAATCCAAAATCTTGAAGGTACACCAGCTTCAGAAGTTGAAGAAACTCTCGAAACTAAGTAATTTATGCCTACACTCTCACAAGTAAAAGACATTCTCTGAATCACTGATACTCTGCAAGACATACAATTGCAGGGTATTCTTGATTCTTGAATCGCAATCGCTCAGGATATGATTGATATATCTACATGAGAAAAGCAAGTTTGGATTGAGAAAGCATACATAAAGTGTAATGAGGTTTACTTCTTATCACCAAATGTATCTGCTATCACTGAAATAGATGGTACAGATTTCACAACCAAGGTTGTAGGTACTGACTATCTATTGAAACCAAATGGAACCGCACAGGTTCTGTCGCTTTCATCATATATATCTACTGAATTCGATTCATACCTAGTGAAATACACTGCTGGATATGTAACAGAACCTGCAGACTATGTAGAAGCAATTGCGCTATTCTGCTGAGAGAAACTTCGAGTTATAAACTCTTCAACAACTTGATCAGTAACACGCGAACAACTCTGACCTCGTGAGGTTGAATACTCTTCACTCTCTGATGATTGAGGAACAGGATCGAAAGGCATGACTCCTGAAAGAAAATTGATGGTAGCTCTCCAAAAATATATACCCCTTCACCTAAAGTACTGGTAAAATGCGAACTTTTGAAAACTACATATGTAATGTCTATACTTTCTCTACTACTATCGTAGATGGATCGAAAGTACAAGGCAAAACAGTAAAGTATTCAGATATTCCTTGTGCTTTCTGGAAGAATTCTAAAAGAATGCTAGACAATGAGACTTCGTATCAGAATAGTTCAAATAGTTATGAGATAAATTTGCAACCTATATACCCTGTATTTATTCAGGATATAATTGTTGTTAACTCTGTTGAATATGTAGTCACTGACGTGATAGAACACCATAATCACAAGGGTATTCTCGACAACTACCAAGTATTTATTTCTAAAACTCTCTAGTATGCCAACTGCATGATTATCACCAAAAGAATTTTTTTCAGAAGAAGAAATAAAAGAGTATTCTTCTAATAAAAATGAATGTAATTGTAAGTGTCCTCTTATGCCAGCTCTTCTATTTTGTCTTTGAGTACATTATGCGACTCTAGCTATAGTAATTTTTTATTTTAAATAGTATGGAATATGGCAAAATTCATATTCAATCTCGAATCCGCAGTACTCAAAACTGTAAAAAAGCCACTCGAAAAGATTATGGACGATTTATACTTTGAGATACGGAAGAAATCTCCTGTGAGGACAGGGAAATATATCGCATCGCATAGGAATCTTTGAATAAAAGAACAAAATGGAATGCTTATATGAACTATCCAATCAGACGGAGAATATGTAGAGCGCGTAGAGTATGGATTCAGACGATGACCTGTAAATTGGCACATGGCTGACTGAACTATCTATCGTTCGAAGGGTGCGGAAACCTATCAAAGGGCACTCGCTAAAATAAAAAAGAACTTATCACTTTAGTTTTACTTTCCTTAACATTCGTATTCTGTACTTTGAAAGAAGCCAATATATGAATATATGGATAAAGGAAATAATCATTTTAATTCAAAAAGCATAATTCAGAGTAATAAAAATTGAATACAAATAAAAATATGGAATTCGTTGACTGAAGCATCTATAGCAATATGATGCAGAGTTTCCTGAATATCTCTTTGCTGTAAATGAAAACAAAAAACAGCGTGATGATATAAATGGAAATATAACTAATATACAATATGATTGTAAATTTTTGAACACAACTCGGAGCATTCTATGCTTGGATAGATACCAAAGTTTCTTTCCCTGTCTATTCAGGGAAGCCTATCACTGAGGATTCTTGACTGTATGGATTCTTCAAGCTCGTGAACAATCAGACAATCACAAGTGACGACAACAAGGGCTTTATGATAAAGAAGGCAATAATTGACTTTGCTATCATAGGGCAAGAAAAATCATCATCAGACCAATCCTTATACATAAAGCTCGATGAATTATCGAACGGAATATGTACAGAGTGAGAATCTAGCGGATTTACACTTGGAGATGTCTATATCTACTCTATAGAGGAAGGAAACCAATCAGGAGTAGAGCGCGATGAAAACAAAAATCCATATATCCTCGCTGAGTATATGGTTACATACCGTTCTTTGTAATCTACCAAAAACGTGTATATAATTCTATTATAATTTAACTTTAAAAATATGGCTGTTTTAGATTTTGACGCTAATGCGTTATTCGGCGAAAATGGTACAGGTAAACTGTATCTCGCTACAAACTGGACTGGTACTACCTACGCTGATGGTGATGGTACCAACGAAGATGAAGCTATTGTAGCTCTCTCCGCTCTTACTTGGGCGGACATTGGATACTTCGAGAACTTCGAGCCAATGATCAAGAATGGAGAAGAGCGTATAATCAATACTGACTACTGTGATGTAGGTGAGATTATGCGTAAGATTGAAAAAGTCGGTGGATTCTCTGTTGATGTACAGGAAATCCTCGAAATGAGTAATCTTGCAACTATCCTTGGTGCTGAACTCAATACAACTGTTGTTGGAACTGAGACAATTGGATTCAAACGAAAGCTCACTCATACTCCTTATATCACATTCAAGTTTGTGACTTGTCCACGTGATAAAGTAACTACAACTTTCTACTTTGTGAAAGCTGTACGAACTGGTGATATTTCCATGCCTGTAACTAACCTTAAAAGTGAAGACTTTGCAGGTGTCACTCTCGAATTCGAGACTGCAACAGGTTGAAATATGTACATTTCAAAAAAAACTGTCTAGATATTCTAGAATAAAGCCCCTCTTTAATTGGAGGGGTTTTTATTCTACCTTATAAATATATATAATAAACGTATGAATACAGAATATCCACTAAAAAAGACATTCGAGCAAGATTTTCTGACTGAAGATGGTGCAAATCTATTCACTCTCAGATATGAACAAGCCACAATGGCAGAATATCATGATTTTCTTTCTCTAGGAACGGATGAACAGTTCTTGTCAGTATATTCTATCATAAAACAGCAAATCGCTTTACTATGGTGGGAAAGAATCGTTTTTAGTATATTTAATGGCTATATTCCAAGATCTGAGAGGTGAATCGACATGGAAAAGGTAATTGTGAACGTAATTGCCAATCGTTTCAGAACTCACAAGTCTATTTTCGAGGAAAGCAAGAAATGAGGGAAATTCCTCCCATCGGCAGGGCTTGCAATAGTTTGTCAGGAATACAATCTCTCTCCTCATGAATTGTACAATAACTATACTCTTGAGCAGTACACATGGATGATCGATGGAATCATATACAAGGGAAACGAGCAAACAAAAGAAGGGCAGGCAAAAAACAAGTGGGCGTTGCGAGATAAAGAGTGAGCGAAGAAAAGGGCGGAGGAAACTAAAAAATATTTTCAATAATTATGGCAAAAGAACAAATACAGGCGGAAGTCGTCACAAGTGTAGATCAACAGTCACTCAAGCAGTCTCAAAAAGAACTTGAGAGACTTTCAAATCCAGTATCTGTGAAGATGGCAATGGATATTTCAGATGCTCGATTGAAACTCAAGACAATGAGAAATGAGTACAATAGTATGACGTTTCTTATGAAGCGGTCTGACATTGGGAAGTCTCTTGGTAGTGCTATAGAATTGCAGGCAAAACAGGTAACAAAATTAAACCGTGAACTTACAAACTTTGTCCGTACAGGGGACAAGGAATTATCTGTACTTGGAAAGTTGTTCAGACAAGTGGGTATAGATATAGATAGTGGAATTTGAAAAAGACTTTTGAGTGCTACAGATGCAATATCATGATTTGCTAGTAAGGGTCTTCTTGCTCTTGCAGGTGGTGCTATTGCCACAGGATTATATAAGATATGATCTGCATCACTCGGACTTGCAGATAGACTTGAACAAGCTACAATCTCATTTGAGACTATGCTTGGTAGTGCTGACGATGCAAAACAACTATTAAAAGAACTCTCAGTATTCGCTTCTAAAACTCCTTTTGAGTTGCCTGATGTACGATCGAATGCAAAACAACTCTTGGCGATGGGTATTGGAGTAAAAGATCTTATACCTACAATGAAAGCTCTCGGTGATGTATCTGCTGGGCTCTCTGTGCCAATGGATAGACTTGCTCTTGCATATGGACAAGTTATTGCAAAGGGAAAGCTACAAGGTGGAGAGCTTAAGCAGTTTACTGAAGCAGGTGTCCCACTTATTGAGACACTTTCCAAAAAGCTTGGAGTATCTACACAAGAATTCTATAAGATGGTTGAAGCAGGGAAAGTATCAAGTTGAGATGTTGTACAGGCATTTCAGATAATGACGGAAGAGGGTGGTAAATTCAACAACCTTATGTTGAAACAATCCTCAACTCTCTCTGGAATGTATTCAAACTTCAAAGATCAACTCTCTCTCTTATGAGAAAAGATTGGTACTGCACTTTTGCCAGTAGGTAAGGCGATTATATGAATCGGACAAGCCATACTTGGAGTAGTGAACTCACCACAAGTATCATCATTCTTGGGGTTTTTTGGAAAAGTTGCAACAGCTCTCTATTATCTATCAGGTGCATTTATAGTATTCGAGACAATGAAAATTCTCGTGAATTGAGTTACTCGTGCTTTTGAGGTTATGTCTCCAACTATAATGTATGTAGCAGAAGCAATAAGCACCGCAATGGATGCACTACTTACTCTTATCGATCAAGTAAAATCATACTTTACTGATATGATAGATACACTCACTGGATCAACAAGCGATAGTGTTAATCAACAGGTCTCACTTTGGGAATATCTCGGGGCTTTTATCTCGACTCTCTTCATATCTCTTGTTGGACTATTGCAAGGTACTTTTCAGACTATAGCAGAGGGATGGAATAGTGCAGTATCATGGATGACAGATGATACAACAACAACAACCGACAAAATGGTTTCACTTTTTGTTGGTGCAGGTTCCGCAATTCTCAATACAATACTTGGTCTTGTGAATAAAACAGTCAACTTGATTCTTATTCCTATAAATACCGCCATTGATTGACTAAACGCCCTCTCAGATCTTGCAAATAAGGCAGGTGCAGATATTGGGAAAATATGAAACATAAAAATGAATCTTGCTGTGTGAGACTGACAATGAGTTTTTGATAAAATTGGATGAGGTCTTATGAAATGACTTGAGTCTTTTTCTAAAAATGTGAATAATGCTACCCAGTCAACAATGGACTCAGTTTTTGAGAAACGAATGAAGTCTATAGAATCTCAGTGAAAAAAGGAAATTGCATTGTCAAATAAAAAAGTTTCTGTTATGTGAGGGATAGAGTCAGAATGAGAGAAAAAATCATGAAAGGCAAACAAGGAAAAAGAAAAAGCATTAAAAGAATCAGTAGAAAAACAAAAGAAATATTTTAAAGAACTTGCGGATATTCGCAAGTGAGACATCAAGGCTCTCGATGATAATATCAAGAAGCTCAAGGATGCGATGACAAAGATTGATGAGATAAATGGAAAGATTGATGATGTACTTGCAAAGAGTGGAGAGGAAACAGCAAATACAGTGGCAGGAAGATATAGGACTCTCATGGAAGCTCAAAAAAGTGTGAAAGATGATTTGGCTACTGCTATGTTGGATGTTTCAGAGTTCAAACCAATAGATCCAAGTTATGCAAAACAATTATCTGATATAGACATTCAGATAAAAGAAATTGAATCAAGTGGTCTTCTCGATCAGAATAGAAAGTCAGCTGAACAGCAAAGAGCAGGTCTTGACTCACTCTGACAGGAGCGTTTTGACTTCCAAGCACAACTTTCAGATATAAAACTGAAAGAATCGGCAGATGTACAGGCATTGAACCAAGAAAGAACAGCAATAGAGAATGAACTTGGGCTAAAAAGAGATCAAATGGATCGAGAGGCTGAAATATTAGCTCTTCGTAAGACAAAAAATGAAACACAACTTCGACAACTTGAGTCACTTGTAAAATCTATTGAAGCAGGTATAACAGATGCTACAAAATCAAATATCCAAACTCGATTGAATGAATATGAAAAGGAGGAAAGGAAATTGCGTGAACTCATAGCTTTGAGAATGTCCGCATGAATGGCTATTGCAACTCCTGTGGCTCCTATCCAAAACAATACAGTAAATAATTCTCCTACAGTAAACGTAAACGCTCAGGTAGCTTCAAATGTAGATTCAAACTATCTAGCAAACACACTCGCTCAGAAACTACTTTTATCTAATAAGTGAATCAACTAATGAATAACCAGCAATTAAATTGACAATTCAATGCGTCTAATCCGTATCTTTCAAGTATGGATATCCCATACTTCTCTTTTGCATGATATAACTTGATGAGTATTTGTAGAGGAAATGGAGTAAATACATACATACAGGAAGATGATTTACTTGATATAAATAGTGAGAATATACAGGATGTAAATGGTGAAAATTTCACAATGGATGTATCACATTCTTTAAGTTATACAAATTCTGCATGAGAAGTTGGAATTGCCATACAGAAAATGAATGCAATGGACTTGGATAATCTCACTGTAGAGGCTTTTGAGTCTTCAATAGCGGATTATGGTGGAGTGATAGATAAGCGAATCGGAAATAAGACTATAACACTCGATTTATTCATACAGGGGTCGAATCATAATGATCTTATATCAAGGATTGGGGAACTAAAAAAGAATACTCAGTTAATTGAACAAGATTTTGTAGTGACAATCGGAGGACAAAAACGAACCTATAAAGGAACTGTATCACGACTCAGTATCCCCTCTATTAAAGCAAGTGAGGACTTTGTAGAGGCTATCAAAATGGATATTCTGGTGACAAACCAATGGGAATGAGAATCTATTGAACAACTCCACGAATCTATTACAGGAGACGTAGAACGTGTTCTAGAAAATGTATGAGAATATGAAATGTTTCCTCGTATACTTATGCTTGCGAAAACATGAACAGCAACAAGTAAGATAGAGATAGGAACTCGACCAATAACTGATACAACAGCATACAGCATAAGCCTTACAAGCTCTGTAGTATCTGGTGATATAATAGAATTTGATTATAAGTGAAAAACAGTAAAGAAAAATGGTGTAGAAATGGAATGGGATGGTGTAATCATGCCAATAGAAATTTGATACAATGTATTTGAATTTGATTTTACAGGAACAGCCAACTTTGATATCTATATCATATATAATCCAGTCTATTTATAATGAAAAGCTACGAAATAAAAACATACACTCGACTTTGAGTTTTCAAGAAACAGATAAACCCTAAAAATATCGTATCAGATATATCTTTTAGTGAGGAACAAAATGGTGGGCAATCTAATATGGCGCTATCAGTAGTTTGAGATATTGCCGATTTTTCTCCATCTGATATTGTAGAGATCAGAGAAGTAGATGACACAAATAAAGAAATAAGCAATACATACTCTGGTATAATTAACAACATGGAGATTGTAGAGTTTCAGAAATCATATATTCTAAACATAGAAATATATTGAGTTTTCACACGACTTTCTGACATATTTTATACAAGTGGGTGAAATAAGAAATTCACAAAGAATGCTACAACATGAGTAATTGTGAAAGAAATTATTGATTCATTCAATGCTATTTACTGAACACTCTCTTGAACAAAGATCCTAGATACAAATCTTATACGGTATACTGTCGATTCTATTGATACAAGTGGTACTACATTACTGCTAGACTTCGATTATGAGTCGTGCCTTGATTCTATCAATAAGGTTACTGAGAACTCAGGGTTTATATGGTTTGTTGGTGCTGATGGTATTTTCTATCTAAAGAAAGAGATAGATCTACAAATAAAACGAATCACTTTTGAAAAGGAAATAATAGCTGTTACGAGGAAATTGAAAACCGATGAGATGACAAACAAAATATACATGCAGGTGCACAATGATGTAGAACTTTCATATCAGGACTTAACAAGCCAATCAATATATTGAGTACATGAGTGACGTATCACTGATAGTGATATCAAAGATAGCATTACCGCACAATCAAAAGCTACTGAGAAGATGCTGAAATACTGATATGAAATAGAAGAAACTACAATTACACTACAACCACAAAAATCTTCTGATTTCACCCCTCTTATAAGAATAACAACTCAAAATACTAGAACTCCAATCACAGCAAAGTCGATAGTAAAAATAGACAAGAGAAAAGATTGAATGACACTCGCAATATGAGATTTCCCATCACTTGCTCGGACGATAAAGAAGATAGTCTAAATCTACCTTATAAATTACTATAATTTTTATATGTATAATCACACAAACAATGGACATGCAGTACTTGCTAATCCAATAACAGAATCATCTACCACTTTTATCTTAAGTGGAACCTATAACACACTCCCAACTTCAAATTTTATAATGAAGGTATCAAAATATACTGATAATGTATTAGTATGACGTGAGAATGTATATGTTGCAACAAGAAGTGGGACAACTTGTACTGGTATTATCCGACAATTTGAAGAAGTTCCACTTGATGATGCTACAAATGCGCTTGTTCAACAGGCTTTACCATTTCCTTCATGATCAATCTGTGAATGTGTTGTTTCATCTGCATTTGTAAGTGAGATACTAAAATCATACCGTAATTCACTTGCTATAAAGGGGGTATTGGTAACTGATGCAACAGGGCAAGAAACATATGTTACTTGAACTTCTGGTCAAGTAGTATGATTCTGAGGCGGGGGAGTTCCTACAGCATTCTCACCGACAGTAGATATCAATGGGTTAACAGAAGATACAACCATAACATGAGATGAATTCTATGTAATGTATGATTGATCTGTAAACAAGAAGGTAAAGGCAAAGAATCTAAGTGGTATAATGGATTTCACTACTTCATCTGTATCATACTGATTTTCAGTATCTTGAGAATCTTCTAGTCTACAATTTGTAAGAGGAAATCTATACTATTGATATGATATAAATAGTAACCCGTGAACAAGTGACACTATTGAATACCAACTATCAAGAGATTGAACAACATGGACTACAGTAAAATCAATTACTATATGATGGGATGGATTTTGATCAGAATATGAATTCTATCTTGGATACTTTGATTGATGAATTTATGCACGTGTAAAGTACACTGTAGTATGATGATCAAATGTATGAATCGGTAAACTACGAGTTCTTAAATAAAATAACTATGCCAAAATTTCCAACAGATACTCCTGATATAACCCCAGCACTAAATGATAGAGTGCTTGTTTCTGATACTTCAAATGGTTGATTAGCATGAGATGTACTATTATCAGATCTTCCAGTACCTACAAGTGTCCAAGACTTACTTGATGAAAAAGCATCAATTTCATGACAAGTATTTACTGGTTCGATCTCTGCTACTAACCTATCAGGTACGAATACAGGTGATAACGCTACAAATACTACGTCCAACGCGTATGCACTCACTACTCCTGACTTCTACCAATACTCTATATCTCGTACAGTATCAGGAGGTAATCTCACAGTATCTCTCTTAAACTTCGAGTGAAATACTCCTACTGCTACAAAGCCTGTAAAGATAATGATAGGAGGAGTAGTGAGGACTGTAAGTAGTGCTTTGAGTTTAGTATCAAATGCTTGACAGAGTTACCTAAATCTATGAAGTGCAGAACTTGCAACAAAAGAATGTGATATTTTTGTATATATTCGTTGGGATACTTGAGCTAATGCAGTATGTATAGATATTTCAAGGTATCCAAGTGCTACAGTAACTTGAGATTTCGTACAAAGCTGATTAGCAGAAAAATGATATTTGGTAAGTAGCTTTGCTTGAAGTGCTTCGACTGATGTAGAAAAAAATATCGGTCGTTTCAACGCTATCCTCTCAGGTGGTGCAGGATATACATGGAGTATACCAGCTACGAGTGATATAAGGAACTATCCGATATATTCCACAAGAACACTATCTGGGTGAACTCAAACATGATGGACAGCAAATAATCTCATTTTTTACTATACAATAAATTGAGATAGACTTGATTTTTCATTCGATGCCAATGGTACAAGTAATTCAACAGCATCATATATAACTCTGCCATTCTCGGCAAGGACTATCATGGCTCATGATTTCGCTCTCGGACTAACATATGACAATTGAGTTGACATGACAACACCATGACGAGCTGACTTGTACGGACAATATATCAATCTCTACAAGGATTCTGCATATTGAGCGTGGACAGCAAGCGGTGCAAAAATTATCCGATGACAATGACATTATTACATTTAATTTTTAACAAATCTCGGAAGTTGGACTGGTGATCTTCGTATCTCACTTCCATTCAGAGCAAAATCACTCATGACAGATTACTCCATGCTGAATGGGGCTGTATTTACTCCGGCAACAAATATATATACAGCAAGTAAGTGATTTCCAATACTTTCATCATGAAACCTTACTTCAATTTATTTTTGGTGAAGTTGAGCAGAAACGGCATATGTTAAGTGGTCGTGACTTGCAGTAAATGATATAATTTATATCAATACTGAATACGAAATCTAATCTATAACAACATACTTATGATACTCACAATCTCCGCAACGCTCAATGATGAACAAGTTGCACTCATCGCACAAAACAAAGGATACTCCGATATAGTCGGAGTAGAGGATAAAATAGAAACAACTGATGAAAACGGAATCATATCTGTTTCTACTACTCATTCTTCTATTCCAAATCCTCAGTCTCCTGCGGATTATGTCTGCAAGAAATATGAGGATATGATCATAGAAGACGCAAAAGCTATCTTCCTATCATTCTCTCGCAAGCAGAAAGAAGAAGAACAACAGAAAGAAGAACAAGCAATACGTGACGCTGTCACACAATCAATCACTTCCACAATATGCTAATTGTATATCTCCCCATCTTTTGAATAATACCATGACTTGGTAGCTGTTGAACGTGGGGAGGTGGATATGAACAGACAACACAAACTGTATACGTGTGTGAACAACAAGACAAGACAGTACAAGAGTTCATAAAACAACACGAAATAGGTCACTACGTATGGTTTCACCTCACAGAAGTACAACGTGAGAAGTATCGCAAACTCTTCTCTACAGCCAAAGTATTCTATCGTGACTACTCAAAAACTGTACTGGAAGACTTCGCCGATAACTACGCACTACTAAAACTCAATCAAACTCTCCCATGATGACAGTATAGACTCCTATTTATCAAAAAATGTCTCAATTTACAAACTTCCAACATCTAGTGCCACCGCATGATAATGAGGATCTATTTGAACTAGCTGAACCGCTAGTATATGAAAGGTATTTTGAATGAAGTGGGAAGTTTATCACAGTACCAAAATGATTCAAAACAAACTTCGCTTCTCTTCCGTGGATATTGACTTTATTTATAAAACCATATGATAGGCGTATAGCCCTAGCATCGATAATTCATGATTATCTCTGGACAGGAAAGAAGACATTAAGGCAATACCAAGATGGGAATGATATCTTCTTTGAAGCTATGTGAATCTGTTGAGCTAGTCTTTGGATACGAGTACCTTTCTATATAGCTGTTTCCCTATCGAAATACCTATATTTCCTTAAAAATCTTTAATCTTGTAATGATTCTGTAACAATCTTTCGTATAATGGACACAAATAATAACATAGCAATCGCAAAGATGCAAACAGACATAGAATACATTAAAAAAGCTGTAGATCGTTTTGATAAGAATATGGAGGAATTTCACAAAACTTTTGCTACGAAAGATGAGCACCAAGAAAATAAGAAAGAAATAATGCTAGTAAGAGAGACTGTACGGTGAATAAATATTAAGATAGCACTGACAACTTGATGATTCACAGTAATACTATTCTTTATTGAAAAACTATGGAAATAATAAAATATCTGATATCATGACTCATATGAGCTATGATCGCATTTCTAGTATTGAACACAATTCAATCATCCGATAAAGATACAGCAATGTCTTGTATGAATAAGGATCTAGAGACTGCCATAATTGAAACCCATGACTATATAATGTCTGCAACTTGTAAAAACAACTAAATATGTCTAAAACACTCACTGTAAAACTACCAAAAAAGACTCTTACTATACCAACTCCCAACAAAGAAAGAAGTGCCAAAAACTAAAGGTAAAAAATATCTTGTATAATTATGGAATCTCCTCAACCACAGTATCTTTGATTAAATGTAGCATCGATATCTTTGCTACAGGATAACACACGTATGCTTGTATGGCGTATAGGGTGAGTCGATGGGGAAAAATACCATACCAATAGATGGTTCTCTGATCAAGAGAAAAAAACAATAGAATCAATAGATCCATGAGACGTTCGTAAGATACAGGATTTCCTATCTAAATATATCTAATATGGAACAACAAGACTTTGACCGCGAAGAACTTCCACAACACGTTCTAAAATTCCTCCGACAAAAAGCAGAGGAAAGAGCAATCCGTATTCTAGAAAGAGAAGCACTTGAAGAACTATTTAGAGATCTAGAGCCATGACAGTATTTTTGAGCATTACCAATAAATACTAATTGCTAATATGAATACAATCATACATTACAAAAGTACAATCTTTTCCATTCTAAATGTAATATCTATATATATCCTATCTAAAGGTATCATAACAATAGATGAGGCAACTCTCATTTCAGGATTAATATTTGCACTTTGAGGAACTGCGAATATAATGATCCCTAAATCTAAATAACTATGCAATCATACTTTCAAAAATTCACAGCCATCACAAATAAATGGATAGGAAAACGATGTGATCGTGATGGTGTATATGGCGCGCAGTGTGTTGACTGGATAAAGCAATATGCAGAAGAGTCAGGCTATCCAGTAACTACTAGCTGAAACGCTATTGATCTATGGAGTAAGTGACTATGAGATCACTATACAAAGACCCCATATAAATCTGGGCTATTCCCACAGGCAGGTGATATTGTTATTCAATCATGACCAACACAATATTGACATATATTCGTAGCAGATGTGAGTAATCCAACAAATCTTCTTGCTATAGAACAGAATGCACAGACTTGAAATGGATCTGGGAAAGGTGGTGATGCAATTCGTAAGCATACATATACTTACAAGAACTGTTTGGGTTGGTTTACTCATAAATAATGAATAAATGTATAATGTGTTGAATGATCGGTGAATACGAAGCATGCTGAAAATGTATGCTTCAATACACTGATAAAGCTCTTAAAAAGAGATAAGTTTATTCCTAAAACTCTATTTGTTATCAAAGTTACGGAACTCACATTACCGAAGATATCTTTTATGACTATTCATTGCCTATATGGCTGGATATTCTTGTAGCCGACTCATATGGGTTGGTGTAGGGCTTTTACTTTATCCTTTGACTCTAAAGGCAATCTGAATATAAATTATGGATAAAAAAATTATAGAAAGAATCTCAAGAGATATTGAGAAATTATCTGAACACATCAAAGAATGAAAATTTGAAGTAGCAAATTGATATTTCACTGTAAAATTTAGAAAAAAACTTTCTGATATGAATTAGTTGATATTAAACAGAATTTAAATATAATATCAGTGTAAATTTTACCGAGTTTACAGGTAACTCATCCGAGATGAGTACATACCCGGTAAGAGATCCTTACCCCTGAATGTCTCCCGTAAGGGGGGCATTTGTAATTTTATTGCTCAGTAATCATTTGCCAGACTTAAAACACGTTTAAATGCGAATAGAGAAGAGTTTATATACCATCCCTTATGTTATATCCTAGAACACAAAAAAATACCAACAGTTTTTACGCTGTTGGTATTAAATTTATTCAATTGGTGTGAGCATATATTTCTTTCAGAGTACAGTAATAGTATTATCTTCAGATATATCTTGCACTACCATAGTTCATCCTAGTTTTTGTTCTGGAAGTCATGTTTCTACAAGTATACCATATTCTACCACTCCGTCTCATTCTTTCCTTCAGCAAGTGATAGTCTTTTCTGAATCATCTATATTTCTCCAGTAGCAAATACCTGCAAAGATTTTATATGAGAATGATAGTGTGAACTTGCACGTTATTGATAAACCTGCCTTGATTCACGAACCTGCCTCGATTCACGAACCTGCCTCGATTCACGAACCTGCCTCGATTCACTCACCTGCATCGATTCACCAACCTGCCTTGATCCACTCACCTGCCTCGATTCACTCACCTGCCTCGATTCACCAACCTGCCTCGATTCACCAACCTGCCTCGATTCACCAACCTGCCTTGATTCACTCACCTGCCTTGATTCACCAACCTGCCTTGATTCACTCATCTGCCTTGATTCACGAACCTGCCAATGCTATAATACCCCCTGATACTTTAATTTTTTCAAATTTTACATATCAGAGATTACTATCTATTTCTATATTTCCGTCATAATCCGATACATCTACTGTACCGATATAATCACTCCAGTATGAAGTTGATTTTTTAAAATGTTCAGCCGTCAATTTTAATGTTTCCATAAATTTAAAAGTAAAAAATAAATAATTTGTATTTCCCTATGCTTTAGTGAATCGTATGAATGGAGCTGGACGTTGTCATTGATAAATAACTCATTCTTCTACTGATCGATCCCATCGGAAAGTATTTAACTTTCTTTCTTCTATATAGAGTTTTGCTTTTCTTTCTCTTTTTGGACTATCCAGTAGTTTTTTATGAAAGACAGGTCTGCAATCTTTACACTCTGATTTCTTTCAATTGATTCATCATTTTGCAGAATTATATTGATCCCAGAGTTTGTATTTATTACATCTAGAGCATTCTCTTCAGTTGTTATCGTACAAGCTGTGTCATGGTGTGACTTTCATATTTATTGATTAATATCTAAACGACCCTGTCCGATCAAGTACAATGATCTTTGTTCAAGTAGAATTTCATTGCGTTTGTTATTACACCATGCGTGAACATTTCATGTTTCCCATGATCTATACTTACGTTTTGTTGGTGTAATAAGTTTATCTATTGTTTCGATGTAGTGTCTCATAGTTTTTTGTTTAAAGAAGTAAATACATTTACTCAAACTCGTTTGTTGAGCTCTGCGATACGCTGTTCTCGTTGTTCTTGGTGCTTCCTGATAAGTGGTGGTATGTTGTAGTTTATCATATTTTTTAAATTAGTGTTTATATTATTTCTTGATTACTTTATAAATTTTCCGATAGACTCGACCTGCATATCACTCATCTATAGTGAGATCGAACTTTTCTTTTTCATGTAGTGTTTGGAAGAGCATGTTATTGAGGTGGTAAAGGTAGAGGAATTGTTTTTCATCTATTTTTGCAGTTTTCTGACTTCGTTACCCATCTACAATTTTCAGGGCAATAATTTCAGTCGTTATTTATTCTATCTAGTTCAAGTCATTCAGAATACAATGAATACATATCTTCAACAAAATTTGGAAACCAATTCCATCTTTCACATACAGAAATTCATTTTCACATATATGATTTATACTTATGTCATTTTGTTATCTGACATCTTGACTTCATGTTTTTCCACCTTTTATATAGCGGATGATACTTCATTCCATGTGTTTTATTCATAATAAAAATCTCACACCTGCAAGCTGTTCCGACTAAAGAGAACTTGCATGTATGAGACTTATATAGTAAGTCGGAACGTGGTTTTATCCACCTCTTTAGTCTCATACAGAATATGAATTTATTTCATATTTACAAGTTTATTTTGATCAATCACCAAGTGCTTCTATGCGATACTTTGCATCAAGTAGTGCATCTTGTGATAGTGGATACTCTTTTATCATATCATCGATAATCTGTATTGCTTGTTTATTCATAAGTTATTTGTTATCAAATAGGCGTTGTTTGAGTTCTTGGAGTATTACTTTTACAGTATTACTTCACTTTTCCTCTATCATCTCATCTATTGTCTTTATTGGGTCGATACTTGGGAGAAAGCTGATATCATATTTTATGTCATGAATAAAACATTTTACAATAAAGTCCTTTCATTCTCATAGAGAATCTATGTATTGTAATACATCCGACTTCTTGATATATTCCGTAGAATTCAACGGAATAAGTGCTGGTATTGGATTAGACATAGGGATTATACATAGGAATTATTGGTTAAGATAAATACATTATATGAATTTATATATAAATGCAAGTATAAAAGTATTGACTTTTTTAGAATATTGATATACTCTTGTATAAGAACTTAGGACTTATAAGGAGATGACAGACTTTGATTTGTCTATCGCTAATACTTATAATCATCCTGAGTCTTTTTTTGTGTTATTTTTTGGTATTGTGGGACTCCAGAACCATTAGAGCCCGACTATAGTAATTAGCTATTTTGTCGGACATAAAACCCCATAGTTACCTCAACAGAATTCTATTTCAGGACGTGGATGGTTTATTGTTTTCATAAGTTTGTCTTTAATCAGAAATAAAGATTATCTTATTTGTATCACTCCAATGCTTGGAGTAGGCATTATTCCATATCTCACAATCATTGTGATCTTGTTCATAGAAAACTATTCCCAATTAGGTATTATTCATTTTAATTTTTCTATATCCTTAAAGTCTATTATTTGCTGTGGTGAGAATCAAATTTTTATCAAAGATGCATAATCTTTTTTACTTAATGATTGTTTTACTATGAATAGTTTTTTAAAATCTATTGGATAGTATTTTTTCATTCTTTTAAATTTAGTAATTGACTTAGAGTCAAGCCATCACTTTACTTCATAGTAAATATCTTTTGATGGAATATAGAAGTCACAAAGATAAAATCTGCTTCATCTCTTTATTTCTTCAAAAAAGAATTCCTTTGTTTCAAATTCAAAAGGTAATTTTATGTAATGTAAGTATCTTGCGAAATTAGCCTCTGTTCAACTTCTAAAAAATCTTCATCATAGATCTTCTCGCTTTCACGATTTAGTTCTGCTGTAAGCATTTGATGATTTTGTGGAATTCATATATGTTCAGTTTATTATTTTTGTTTCTATCATTTTCTTTGGAAACATTATTTAGCTTGGTTAGTATTCTTTTCTCCGCAACCTGTACAGTGAACCATAAAATGATGACTCCTGTATCCGCAAGGACAAGTATAAGTACAACCATTATTTCATGGTGAAAATTCAATTGATACCATAATTATTTATAAAAAAGTATAGAAAGTTCTCTTGCAAGAATCACTTGATCAATGAGTTGTTTTTTAGAAAGTTTCTTGAGATACTTTCGTTGTTCTTTTTTAGTTGGTAGCATAATTATTTTTTGTTAAAGTATCTCAAACATTCCTCAACCTTTCGAGAGTGTTCAGCACGTTGAATACGAATTATCTCTTGTCGAGACTTTTCTACTTGTTGTGCTTTCCAATCTTCAATTATTTTTTGTGATTCCATAAATTAGAAATAGTAAGCAAATACAAATACGTCTATAATAACAGCTACATCTATCATGAATCCTGAAAAGATAATTTTCCATTTAGGAGTATAATCAAGTTCAGCATCATCCAAAGCAATAGATAATATGATTGAAATTAGTGTAAACATATTAAAAAGGTAAAGAATTAAAGAAATTTTGACTTGTTTTAAGTCAAAACGGGCAACCTATTGCAGTATTACTAGATTGTTCACTAGTACAGTATCTTGTTGGTGGCAATTTTCATGCAGGTGAGTAAAAGTATCACATACTATATCATTTGTACCATCTTTTTTGATACTTTCATACCCAATGAAGAACTCAATCATTGTAACTCTTATAATTATCTTTAACTTGCAGTCAAAAGCAATTATATTTGTTATATTTACGGCAGTGATATCACCCACCTGATTCGTTGAATACTATTGAGGCACCGATTTTGATACACATTGTAGGATTATCTGCAAGAGCCTTACAGTTCCAAACTAAAGCTTCAGCAATTTCATGACGTATTCATAGCTTTTCAAGCTCAAGCATTTTGCAACCTGCATTACAGTCTTTGACTTCCAAGACTTTTCAAGTGCTCGTTGTCTTCGGAATCTTTGTATGTATTGTGACTCAGGTTTGTATGGTAGGAGTGCTTTTAGCTTCTGCAACTTGATCTGGAATATTCCCAACAAAGTATCAGAAGATACAGAAGAGAAATATGAGCTGTTGTATTTTGATTGGTACATACATAATTTATTATTTATAATCCAGTAAATGACTGGTCGCATTATTTGTTTTTATCTTACAGTATAGAACAATCTAATGATGTCATGATTGTCTATTGCATCTTGGCATTCTTCACAAGTACGGAATGCGAGTCAGGAGTTTATGATAAAATTATCTATATAGTCATTAGTCATTTTAAATTTTTCTATATCACCAGTATCTCGCCATTGAGTATAATACAATTCTCACTCTTTCGGAAAAAATTTATTCTTCCTTACTGCCCATTCACGACGTTTATGTTCATCTTCTGCTTCTTCACGAGTGAGGAAAGTTTCAGATCGTGATTCACATCAATCAGAAATATATTCTTTAATATTTCCATTGTATCATATTAAAAATGCAGTATCTCATACTTTTAAATCATGTACTGATTTTATTTCTACAATAGGCTCAAAAAAGTCGGGATACGCTTTTTTATTAAAAGCATCGAATATAGGATAAGTTCAATCTTCAAATTCATATCATATTGGATATCAAGGGAATTCTTTAAGTAGTTTATAGTTCATATACTAGTTGTTAAAAAATAGGAACTTATCATATCAGGTAGGTGTATAGATCATGATCCCATGATCCGACTCTTCCAGAGTCTTTATGAGTGTTTTTTGTTTCATTATTGTATAGCGTTAGTTCCTTTTTCATTTATCCAATATAAAAAATATCTTTCGTGCTTTTCAGCATTTAAGTACCCCATATGATATAGGTCGTTTATACGTTTGTCTGCACTGTTCTCCTTACTGAGTTTATTGAACTTATTGGCTGTTATTTTACCAAGTCAATCAAGCTCTTTCAGAATACGAATATGCTGAGGTTCAAGTAACTGTACTTTCGGATTGGAAAGTTGTGACTGAGGTGGTTGAAACTTTGACTGAATCCATGATAGTAGAGACATAGTTTTGAAAGTTAAGAAATTCTCCAAACTCTGACACCTCATTCAACTGTCCTTGCTGTATATTTATTATCTCACTTATTTGTTGCTATAATAGCAGTTATTGAATTTATTTTTTTACCTTCAAAAAGATAAGAATCTCATACTTCCATACTTTGTAAAATTCCTCTAACTGAGTTGGCACGTCCTCTAGGAATCGGGACGTTTTTATCAAATGTTACCATAAAATTAAACTTTAGAAATTAAAAAATCATACTGTTCGTATATTTTACGAAAGAAATCATCATATGCCTGGTCGAACTCGTTGTACTTTGTACCCCATAGTCACTTGTCCCAATCAAACTTTAGCTTAGAACGTAGTTTCTCGCTGTTTTTACGTGGGTCTTTAGCTTTAATGGTAGATCATAGCTCTGAGTGTATCAGAACGTTCACAGGCTTCAAAGAATACGTATATGATAGTGTTCCATCTTGGTTCGGTGAAGTAGAAATATTTACAAGACTTCCATTCACTGCAATTGAGTAGTTTTTATCGAGTTCAAGTGCTTGTCAGAGTTCTACTTTACCCGATATTTTGAGTGCGTGAGAGTGCATATAGTTTAGATTGTTATGGTCTATTTAAACTTATCAGGAAAAGTAAGATCACAAGGTGGAACATAGATAACAAATGTTTTTGTATCTTCGAGAACGCCGACTGGATACAATCCCATTTCCCAGAGTTTGAATAGTTGCTTGAATGCTCAGTTTGGATACTTCTTTTTGAAGTCTTCATTATCTTCGAGTAGCACTTCTTGTGAAGCCAATGCTGAAGCCCTTGCTGAATCCCATGCTGAAGCCCTTGCTGAAGCCCTTGCTGAAGCCCTTGCTGAAGCCCTTGCTGAAGCCCATGCTGAATCCCATGCTGAATCCCATGCTGAAGCCCTTGCTGAAGCCCATGCTGAATCCCATGCTGAAGCCCTTGCTGAATCCCTTGCTGAAGCCCATGCTGAAGCCCTTGCTGAAGCCCTTGCTGAAGCCCATGCTGAAGCCCATGCTTTCTGTGTAGAGAGTGATCTATATTCTACTGATGCCTTAATACCAAAGCACTCCAGAGTAAATTGTGCTTGTTTTTCTACTTCATCTTTTTTCAAGTCCTTACTCGGCTTAAACCAAGAAACTGTAGGGAGTTTGTCTATGAATTGATTGACTCTATCTTGTACTTCTTGTGGAAGTGGGAGTCCGTTATTGTCTTTAAGTTCGAGCATATATTTTAAGTTAGGAGTTTTTTTATCTATTAGAACGGGACTGATTCATCTACTATTTCTTCTTTTTTAGTTTCATTTTCTATTTTCTGATTATGTGTAAGTGATAACTCTTTATCCAAATATCTCCATAATACTATTTCTTCTCCCCATGATTCTCATGTCTCACCGCATCAGTCCACCCATGATTCATCTACTAACTCTGCTCATATTCATTTCATAAAAACTTCAATATTTTCTACAAGCATTTTTATATGTAAATCTCTTAACAATAGTGTTTTTTCTAATTTTTCTAATTCTCTAATTTTAGGAAGATTACTTTTCTTCCACTCTTCGAGTTCTTTATTCTTTTCTACAATAGCTTGATTTTCACTATTGATAATCTGAGTGAGAACTTGCGAGAGTTTTTCTTTATTGTCGTAATTCATATAGTTTAAGTTAGGAGTTTTTTAGTAATAATCTATTTTTATTTCACATCTACATATTGTTCATGATATATTAGGATTCTTACAGAATGGACAAGTATTATTTATTCTATTGCATGTGTCTTTTACTTCATCAAACTTTGAGAAGTCTGGAATTGGTATTGCATATTTATAACAGTAGTCTATTATTTTCTGTTTCACTATTTCTTTTTGTGACATAATGTTTTTTTTGAAAAATAAAAATCCAATGTATTGACCTCCGACATTGGGGACGGATGAGGAAAAAGCTATGGTTGAAAGTCAGGTGCAGATTCTATTGTTTTAATTGATTCTTTAGAGCATGGAATAAGAAGTGAAACTCTTGAATCTGTAACATCACACAATGCTACTGTAGATGTTATTTTACTTCATTCTTTAATACCAAAATTTGCGACATCTTCGAGTGTAATTCATGATTTAGCAATCCAATAGTATAGTCTTCTAGAATCTTTCATTCTGTATACTCATTTTGTAACTGATACAAGTGTTCCAAATAACACTCAACAATCAGCTCCACGCAAAATTATCTTTTTTCCAATTGGATATTGTTCATTTGTTTCTGATACGTCAGGAGTTTTTGTATTATAATCAGATTCTGATGTAAGTGATCAAGAATTTATAAGCATTTCAACAAGTTTAATAATAAGATCGGATTTCATAATAAGAAAAATTAAATAATAGAAACAGATTTTTTGTAACCATCACCAGAACCAGAACCAGAACCAGAACCAGAACCAGAACCATAACCATCACCAGAACCATAACCATAACCATTAGACATAAAAATATAGTTAAAAAATAATTAAATTCTATTTATAAAATAAGTAGTTCAACAATCTTTACAATCACACTTTTCATATGGTTTCCCTTCCTTTGTTGTTCACTTTTTAATGTCTGTATTTACAAATCCACATGATGGGCAAGATTCATCTTTTGATGCCATTGCACGAGGCCTTGTACCACCTGTAGGGGTATCATATGTTTTTGCTTTCGGTGTTGGAAGATCATCTGAATGTGTATCGTCAGTATCGACTCAAGTAGGAACAAGAAACATATTTAGGAGAGTATTTTTAAGCGCGTATGTCGTTGCCTTTCCTGCCCCCTTGTCCTGCGTGTCTACTCCATGTCCATATCCTGCGAGTTCAATTGACTCTCCACTTGTATGTAGTAGGAGATATCGAGTAGTTACCTCCGTAAATATAGATTGCTTGCTTTTCTTTGGATATGGTGGTTGCTTATCATAAGTATCATCTTCTTCCCATCGATCGACTTGGATTGTTGGAATAACTCCAATTGGAAGGATAGATAATCAGTTTTTAACCATTGAATCTCGTATAAGAATTTTAACATCTTTGTCTGATACACCTTTGTATGCGCTTTTTCAAGTTCATACTGTCATGGACTTCGCGACTCAATTGATTTCAGTCATTACAGCCATGATTGCTTGTGATATATTTTCCATTATATAGAAAGGTTAAAAAGTTTTGATTCGCAATCTAGGATGATATATCAAAGAAGTGTACGGATCTTCTCTGGATTGTTTACTTTATACTCTCAGTTATTGAGACGTTTAAGTTTGTTTTCAACATCGTTTAATCTTTCGTGAAGAGAAGTTTTATACATAAAAATAAAAAAGTTAAAAAAGTAAGAAGGATCATATATTGATGTAAGTCCATGTTATTTATGGTTAATGATTTGTTGTGTCCAAGTATCCCACAAAGTTCTACATCTTTTCTCCATACTTGGTCTATAGTTGTATCCTATAAAACCTTTTTGACAGAATTGTTCTTTTGTCTGTGCTTCTACACTTGAGAATATCACAAATGATCCGATAAGAAGAAGAGTGAAGAAAGCAAGATTGATACGAGTAGCTGGTTTTTTGATTGGTTGCATATGTGTTTTTGTTAAAAATTATTCTTTATTTAGAAAACACTCCATTAGTGCCCATGTAGATTCTTTATCTAGTCAGTTATCAAAAGAAACTTTCTGGATTACTTTTAATAGTTCTCCATTTCGAGTAAATGAGAGATTAGCATTTTGTATGAGATCCTCATATGAAGAGGGATAATCAATATAGTTCATATTATGAAAGTAAAGAAATATAATATTCTGAGTCAGCTATCCGTTGTTTATGATACCGTATTTGGCTCTGCCTATACTCGTCAGAGAGTTCATCTATCGGTGTGGGTACATATCATTTTACATTGTTATCCCAACAAGGATAAGTCAAGGTATTCTTCATGTGACTGATGTTTAGTAAGTAAGCATATATTGAATGGAAAAGATCGAGTAAGTATAGCTCGTGTATCTTTTCGAGTGTTCCGTATAATGTATATCATATAAGTAAATAAGAAAGTAAAATCAAAACCATCTCGAATGCAATCATAGTATGCGACTTGCGCAAGATTCATTATATGAGATGATCTTTGTTTTATTGTCTTTTCTTTGTAGTTCATCTTCGGTCTTCATTCTCTTTCGAGGAGTAGCGTGTACCGAATGTCTTGTTGAACATAAGAGAAGTATATACGAATTCGTATTAAAAGCAAGTATTTCTTATATGAAAATGTATATAAATACGTATAACGTGATCAGTAAGCCAAAAAATAGACTTCCCATATGAGAAATCTATTTTATAAGTTGAGTCATTAAAGTGTTCAGTTTCGTTTATAGAAGTTTATCTGTGCTATATCTACAGAGATTTTCTTTAATTCATTCTGATACGTCTTGATAATACCCTTTGTTTCTACCCTCAGTTTAAAAAGTTCAGGTTTGTTGAATTTGAGTTGTTTACGTTTTTCGTTTATTTCTGTTGGATTCATATAAAATATTAGTTCTCACGTATTATATACAGTAATGTATAAAATACAAACTATTTTTTACATTGTTCTTACTGTAGCTCTCCGCCTTATTTCCAATGTAATCTCTTCGATCATAGCTTATTGAGATAAGTAAGATAGTTATCCTCATATGGAGTTGTTCTATATATTATCATATTATTTGGCTTCAATTTTCATTATTTCGTCAAATGCCATATGTCACGCCATATCAAAATCATCATAGTCTTTTATTTATTAAATCTATGTATTCTTCTGATATTTCTATTCATACATAATCTCTATTATTTTTTTTAGCCATTTTTAGCGTTGTTCAGCTTCATGCGAAAGGATCGAGGATTATATCTCACTCATTACTCCAAGTGAGGATGTGATCCTCTGCAAGCTGTTCAGGAAATACCGCTGGATGATCTATAGTTTTATTCCCAGATGGGTAACTCCAAACATTCCTGCATTTCTTTTGCATTTCTTTTTAAAATTGCTTGCTCCATTTTATTATACTCTTTTATTAAATTTAACCTTTTTAAAAGTTTTTTATTCATCATCGTACCATATTGCAATTACTTTTTGTTTCATATATTAAATGTTAAAGTATTAAATGTTAAGTTTAGATCGTATCTGTTTAAGTAAATCCGTCTTATGTACATACTCTGCATAAAAACAAGGGTATCTCTGAAATCTTATTTCTATTTCATTTTCTATTTCAGAAAGATTAGCTAATAATTCTTGTTTAGATAGATTGTCCATAATAAAAAAGTTACTATTTTGCCTACCTGCTGGAAGACAGATAAGCGAGATAATAACTTCTTTGGTAGCTTCCAGACTACAGGAGTATTATATGAATTTCTGTATTTATTGCAAATTTATTTTTTCTTATAATAATAAATGGTTATTGATAAAAGCTTTCTACTATTTTTGTATACTTTGATTTCTCTCTTAAAACTATCATACGAGCACGCATATCTATAAGTGCTGTCATTGCTCATGGATTACATTCTCACTCTGCTATGGCGTAAAGAGTAGCGTATTTTCACTGTTCTTTGAGTCTTCGTATTATAAGAGATACTTCGTCAGCTTCTTGTCGTTCTTTTTCTAGGTTCTTCTCTTTTTCTTGTTCTTCTTTCCTACGCCGTTCGATAGTTTCTTTTTCTCGGATCATATCGGATTTACTTTTTCATTCGATCTCGATCTCATCATTCCATCTTTTATTCCGTAGGTATGTATCAGGATGGAGGATTTTATCTTTTACGAGCTTTCCGTTTTCGGTGTACTTATGCTCACACCATTTTTTGTAAATAGAAACGATCTGAATAGCGTTTGTTTTATCTTCTTCTGATAACTTACACCACTCTTTTACTGCTCATTGTCTATTCTTCTTATTAGGATAGACTCAGTAGAATTCCTGGAATCTATCATCTTCAGTTATTTCCTTTTTGGAAACTATTCGCTTCTCTTCCTTCCTAAATACTAGTTTATCTCAGAGTTGTCCTGAATATATCCAATTATCTTCTCATAGCTTGTTGAGATAAGTAAGATAGTTATTATCGTATGGAGTTGTTCTATAGATTATTGGCATATACGTTTTGTTGCTATATCGAAGTATTTTTTGTCTAGTTCTATTCCTATAAAGTTTCTATTTGTGTTCTTACATGCTACTCATGTTGTACCGCTTCACATTGTAAAGTCTAAAACAGTCTCTCATTCATTTATAAATATTCATTTAATTGCTCTAATGTATTGTTTAATTTTCTATTTTATCTCATTTCCATTTTGGAATGTCTGGGTAGTGTTTAGGGAATTGCATAATTATGTACAATAGTGTAAAACTATAATATTTTCATCTCAGTTCATAGAAATGTCTGAAATTAGCCTATATCCTCATTTTGAACAGATAAATATATCTTGTTCTTTATTTTCTATTTTTTGTAGTTCGTCAATAAGTTTTTGTATATTCATATTATTTATGATAAAATTTTATCTAAAACATCTCATATATCGCTTTCTATTTCCCTTAAATCATCAAATATCTCATCATAAAAGAATTTCTCACTTATATCAACGGTAGTTCATAATATATCAATATTTATTTTTCAATTTCAAATTGATTCATATGTAAACAATGGTCTATAGTTCATAAATAACTAAATTAGTAATAATATATATTATAAATATAAATACTGGGATTCATATAAAATAAAGTGCATACAATGATTCTTTATCTCTCTTTTTTTTACAGGTATCACAAATTGAGTCTCAGTTATGATAAAATGAACTTAAATTTCCGCAATCTACACAGTGCATTTTATTTTCAAAAATCGTGGATAGTATCCAGTTATCTTTTCAGAGTTCTCTGAGATAGTCAGTGTTATATGATGTTATTCAGTATTCTATCATATTTATTTTCTACATTCATGTATTTGCTGTACCAGTTCCTTATACATATCATTTTGCATCTGTATTGATAGCATATATCAAAAAATAAAAGCACATATAATGTATATAATTTGTTCTAGTTCTTTCATTATGGTATCGTTATATTATTTCTTTTACAATTAAAGCAATATCGTCTATATCCAGAATGTTCTTCTCAACAATTATCACATTTCCATTTTCATTTAAAAAACGTCATAGTAGTATCTCATTCTCTATTTTGACTTGCGTAAATAGCAGACGAAATCCTTGCTCAATGATATTTTATTCAATATAAAAGTTCTTTATCAGTAAAATTATATAAATTAAACATATCTTTTATAATTTCTCAAAAATCTTTTTTCATATTAATTTTCTAATTGAGTTCAATATCACAAATAAAATTCTGCAGTGGTCACATATTATCTAATCTTAGTAAGTAATGACTGTATATTTTCAATGTATAAAGAATAGATTAGACTATCTGTATCTCTCCAAATAGCATCAAGACATAAATCAATTAATTCTGATTTTTCAGAATCAGAGAGTTTTGAATAATCTCAGTGTCAATATTGCGGCATAAATCACCACATATCAATAAAATTCTGTACATTATTCCAATCTGTAGAAGGTTGTTTTCTATAAGTGTTTAATTTATATAATTTTACTGATAAAGAACTTTTATATTGAATAAAATATCATTGAGCAAGGATTTCGTCTGCTATTTACGCAAGTCAAAATAGAGAATGAGAT